TTTTTTTTTTTTCCAATTGTAATTAAACTACCAATATCTATAATCAAAACTCTAACAACCTAATTGATTAGATCAACTAATTATTGCAACACATTTTAAAATTATAGTGCTAACCAGCAGTGTCCTTAATTAGAACTGGTCGGTGTGGAAAGTGGGCCTGTAGAACCTCTCAGCCACGGACTTTTGTGCTGTTAACATCTCACCGTAGGTGAGTTGTAGTCCGTTTGAGCGGAGGTCATTACGAAACCCAGCATCGAGCATTGCGCTGGCCCGACGAGCGGGCCCATTGATGTTCAAATCTGTGATTGTTTCGAATTGCTTTTGGGCCAAATTGAGATATTGTTTAGCAATTTCTTGATCAAATTTGAGCTTTCCGTAATTAAAGTTTGTTTCAGCTGCTTGAAATCCAATTTGTGCGGCTAAGGCCTGTTTTTGAATGTCTAATTTCTGTCCAGCGATCACAGCGTTTGCAATAGAGCCTATTAGACCAGAGCCAGCATTGACTGCTCCAGCCGCCGCACCGATTGCAGCAATAGTACTCATACTGCCCTGCTCTGACCAGCTGTGACATTATGAGCCAATTGGTTCTGCGCGCTCTGAATTCCCATGTAGCTGGCGGTGTAAGGTGCACTCATTGCGGAAAAGTGAAGAGTGAAAGAACCAACAAAGCAGAATCCGTCAGCTGCAACGCCAACATCAAACCACTTGCCGGTGGAGTCCTTAATCCTATAAACAGCAAAACTATCAGGTCCTATGTTGTAGGGGGCAGAAGCTAATTGAGAAGACATGTGTAGGATTTGGGAGTTATACACTTGAATTCCACTACTACCATAGTTGGACATGTAATTGGACACAAAATACAGGGGGTAATTTCCATTCCTAGTGGTGGCTGTTGGCAACTTATCATAGTAAACAACCCGATTCAAATCATCACCAATGGGACCGTCGTTGTGGCCACTTCTGATGTTCATCATGGGTATCAACCGGTATGTTCCAGCAGTTCTTGATATTTGGGAGACCAGGATGGTTTGGTTCCATATTCTATTTGTAGCTGTTGCGCTGGATCCATTTTCACCGAGTTCCCCAACCATTATAACAGCAGGTTCTATCTTGCTACCTGTACCTTGGTTTGTGCTTGTGTACTTCATGGTTCCACAAAAGTACCCATAATTTAACCCATTGTAGTCGCTCATGGCCGTGTGTTCACCAGACTTAGTGATGGACGGGATGGAGTAATCGGGCCAACCGTCTGGTACACCAGGGACAAGTTGCGGAGTAATGGTGTCACGCACTTCAGCGCGGGTGATGGCTTTATGGGTTCCCTGTGTGGGGATGTAGACATCAATGCAACCATGTTTTGGTGAACTCCAACCATAGGTGGATTTATTTGTGTCAAAGTGCCTATTGGCTTGCCCAATTGTTGGATTTATGGCAAAAGTTACCACTTGGCCAGCAAGTCTGTTCCCTTCCCATAGTAATGATGATTTTGGAATGAGATCTGAGGGTTCCTTTCCTCCACTTAGTATCCTGGTTGGTGGTTTGAGTAGTGAAAACTGGAAGTCAGCACCAGGTCGGGTTTCAACAGTTATAGAACAATCAGTGCCATTATCAGAATTAGAGTAGGGGTTGATTAATTCATTGTAAACTACAATCACAAGCGTGCTTGTTTCTTCCTCACTCATACTATGCCAGAGTATTGATCTAATATCAGGAACGTTGAAAATGACAGGTTCGGTTTGCCTAGCGTCAAACAACACATGCGGGAATTGGAGTAGGGAGATGCCACCAGAAGAATCAACTCCAGGAGGGACAATGACAGCGGCGAGCTTCCCGCCAAACACTCCGGATCCAGAAACAGTAAAGCGAATGTCAACAGAACCAGACCAAGCTGAATAGATTTTAGAAATGAACTTCAGGTAAGGGTTTAATTTTGGTGACAACCTCTGTGAGAAGAGAACCTTCCCAGAAGCATCGCGGGTGTTCCAATTGATAGTGGTATGGTAAGCAAAGAAAAGTTTCCACTCACTCTCAAGAGGGGTGCCAGTCGCGGCCACAGCTAGAGTGTTCATAGAAGGAGCAGCAGGCTGAGGGCCAGCTGGAACGACAACACCTTGTTCTTCAGTTGTAATTTCTGGGTTCCCAGGATTATCAGATTCAGCGCGAAACTCACACGGAAGTGATGGATCCCAAGATTTTGCAACCTGAGTGAGACACCTGTGAAATATCTCGCCAGGGCGTGGTAGAAGGTATGTGTTCCATCCAGCGTAGAAGGGTGGGTTTACAGGTTTAGAAAAACCGCTCTCCCAGGGGATAAAGCAGTCAGTAACGTGCTTGAGGTGCAGCAACAAGGGCATATCCCTAGAGACATAGACCTCATCACAAACATCCTCGAGCAGTTCAGGATGACAGCAATGAAAGGGGTCGTCGCAGTAATCCATCTCGTCAACGAAGAAGTCAAGTGTGCCAGACGGCACTCTTTCCCACCCGTAAAGAGATGCAAGAGTGCGACCAAAATGTGAGTCCGGACCACAGTCCCTTAGTTCGAAGTCAAACTCCGAATCAGAGTCCGTGTCGGACCAGGTTGGAGAAGTATTTTTCAAAGATTGGGAATAAGCAGCCATTGCTAATTCACAAACACTGTTTGACCGATCTTGGTGTGATCACTGTCTAACATCTGAATCACGCTGGGATCGCTACCATTGAAGTACGAGTTGTACTTCAAGACAGCTTCCATGTAACTCGGAGGTTCAATGACCAACCCTTCATGGACAATAGCCTTGTTCATCAGCTCAAGCACTTTTGAGTAAAAGTCAGGACCATGTTGAGAAGCAAAGAGACACACATTCCAGAGTTGTGCAGATCTAGAACTAACATCAATTTCGGTTGGGGGTTCTCGCCAATTCATTGTGTTCTTACCTTTTATATAGTAGAATTGCCTCAGAAGAGAGTTTCTATCTAGAAGGGCCCTAACACCGTTTTGATTTCGAACGAACGTTCTCTTGAGAAACTCAACGGGTTCACCTTTGGGGACAGGTTCAATAGGCTTTGCAGATTTATCCGTTCTAGTGGGTTTAAGTCCATAAGCCTTGAGGTGTTCAAAGACTGAGGGCATGATGCTGTCAATAAAGCGCGGTACAATGTACACGCCATCATCACCATAGGTGAACATATCAATTGTGTCATATACATTCCAGTTGACATCAATACCCTTGGACTCCAGTGATTCAATTATAGCACAACAGACGAGCAGGCAGTGATTCAAGGAGTTTAGAATCGAAGTTAACGGCATACCGGATGGTAACCCGCCACCAGTCTTGAAGGATACACCATTAAACACAGCTATCGGGGGAGAGGCTAAAGTAGCAACAGCAGAGTCAACAATAGGATGTTCAGCTGAGAAGTGTTGGAGAATGGACAGTGACTCACGAGTGACATTTGGTGGTTGTGTAGAATCCCATTTTGAATAGTCGACACAATAACGTTCGTGCCCTGCAGCATAAAGTCTCTTATACAGAGTCTCAATCGCAGGACCGTCCATATTTATGCCAACCTGTATGAAACCCAATTCGTGCATGGCCATGATGGAGTCAGAGACTTCCTTAAAAGCTGCAGCGGCGACCGTTGCTACGGCTACATCACAGCCCCAGATGAGTCTTCTCTTGGCCTCCTTAATTTTGTCGACGGGTCGGAGTTCATCCTTGAGTCCTAGCGCATACTCGTGAGGTATGGCCAAACCCTTAGAGGCCACCGTCCAGCGTTCAGTCAAATGATCTAACATCACTTTGTCAATCACTCCATCCTCCACATGATCTTTCTTTCTACCACCTATGTAAGGTCCACAAGATGTGTCAGGGTTGAGTTTCCTAAAAGCAGTTACCATATCAAGAACTTCAGTAGACTTTGGGATGAAGGGTTCAAGGGTCTTAATCAGCATTTTCTTAGCACGTGACAGGACATTGGTTGGTGGACCGGGGGTGGGCTCCTTATAGGGTTGAAGATTGTTCACAACAATAGAGGTTAAAGAAATGTTGTTTCTATCATCAGCAGATCCGAGATTAGCAGGTTGGTGTGAGCATTCAGTATAATCATCCAGGTGTGCAGGGGAAACATGAAGCTTTGTACCAGATACCATTTTTCTATTATCATGGGTCTCTTGACATTTCAAACCTTTGTAACTAATTGTAGGCTTTTCATCATACCAGTATTTCTTGACGGTGTCCCGATTCATTTTCCTCTTGACATAAGGTACGATGATCTTCTTTGCTGGGGCTGTTGAACCACCACTGCCAGCGTGGAGGCCCACAATGCATCCTCTTTCATCGACATACGGTAAACCGCAGTCTCCAGGGTTTGTGTGAGCGTTTGTGAATGCCAAGGCTGTGTACATCTTCCCAACAGATGTATTGTTGACTTGTGGTTTCCACTCGGTCGAAACGGCGTTCGACCATGGATCTTTTACTGGTTTTCCAACTGCAACTGGTGCGGCACTTTGGGGGTAATTGTCAATTTTGAAGTGCACCAGCTCCCCATCGAACTTACAGTCTTTTGCCTTTTGTCCCAACACATAGCTTCCAACTTCCAATACGTGTTTCAAACTGATGCACACGCCATGTCCAATGTGGATGGCGTAGCCAACTCTGTGTCCATCAGCCATGGTGACAGGCATTATCGCTGATGCGTGCTGAACCTTTCCCTCGGCTTCAGCAAAGTAAGACATGGGGTTTTCATCCAAATCAGCCATCCTTGATTTCTTTGGCGCTTTGAGCATTGAGGTTCTGATTGTTTCGTTTCGAACGCCACCTTTGCCAATTACGGTGACATCGTCATAATCTTGGGCAGCCAATTGTCTTTGAGTGTACCAGTAACGAAATTTGACAGCTTCCTGGTCATCACTTCCAAGGGCAGCGCGATTGCGCAAGAGCAAGTACTCCTCGACAGACATGTTGTTGCGTTTGTCAAATGTGTACTCCCTCCATTCATCATATTCGTCATCAGTGAGGGTAACACCCTTACCAACGCCGCGCATTGCCCCCCGGCCAGCCTTGTTCTTGCCTTTTGACTCAGCAGTTGGTCTGTACCTTCTGAGGTATAGGGTTAAGACAGCTAGAATAGCAGTTGCACCTTTAATTTTAGACCACAGGATAGAGATGAGGTTTAAGAATTCCTTAAAGATTTCAGACCAAGGGATGTTGCGAATACCAACACCGAGGAATCGGAGGCCACCTTCGGGACCGTGGATGCTGTGAACACCGCCGGCCCTTATGATCTTGTCCTTGGTGGCCCACATGCGGGCTCCGTGGCACGACTCCAAGATGATGGTACCGCCTGGGAGGATGAACTGGGTAACAACGTGATCTTTGGAAAAGGAGGTGGAATCCATCCAGTTGCGAAGGGCAACCGGTAGAGTGTCAGGGGTCACAAGTAAATCGTATAAAGCTTTGATAGCTTGAAATTTTCCCACAACAGAAAGGTGTTTGGAAAGAGCCCAAGCCATGTCGTAGACTGTGTGCACGGTAACGACATAGTTGTTAGCAGGGAGTTTGTCCAATTGAATCCTATCATTCACACTCTTTCCATGTATGTAATAAAACATATCACGCACATCATCATCACTCATACAAACACCAAGGGCAGATCTGAAATTGTCGCCCTCAATGTGGGCGAGGTGGGGGTTCCTTAACATAGAGGTTCTATCAACAACAAACTTTTTACCAGGAAAGTTCTCAGCCTCAACAGGAGTAATTACATGCACCCTAGAACCATAACCAGAATTTTGGGGAGTTGGCATACAGTTGCCTTCAGTTAAAAGGAAATTGCCATTATATGTGATCTGTGCAGCTTTGAGGATGTTCATAACTGTTTGAGTATGAGCCTGTTCTACCACAAACCCAAATGTTGGTACCTTTATTTTTGGACGTGATTCAGCCTTGAAGATGGCTGCATTCTGCGCATAAGTGCGTTTCATGTGCGCAACAATCATATCAGCGTCCACAATCATGGGTCTTGGTGCGTCCAGTCCTTTTGCATTTCGACCCACTGGGTCGACGACGTGTTCCTTTGAGTAGGCACCGACTCCGCGCATATGCATGACAAGATGGGAAAAGTTTGAATTAAACAGGTAATTAGGTACATGTTGTCCAGGGTTTGAGTACTTGTAATCCATCACACCAGGGTTGTCTACATCTATGATTCTAACACGCCTATAGAAAGCAGGGGCTCTAGAGGATGTTGAAGATACAGGGGTTTCATTGTTGGAAGTCATGATAACATACTTGCTAGAAAACACCTTGCCTTTATTTTCAATCATGTCACAATTTAAAAGCATAGGATTTGTATTCACCATGTCTATAACAAAGTTTGCGTAGTCCACTTTTGGGTTTGAGTCAAATTCATCAATTATGCACACCTCATTTCCGGTGTACGCATCATGGTGATCTATTGATAAATTTAATACAGATGGTTTCTGGGAAGACAATCTCTTTGCCAATTCATATGCCAGTGTTGTTTTGCCACACCCAGGAGGCCCGGTGAGGATGATAGCCACGGGGGCTACTCGTTGGGTTGCGATTGCCTTTCTCTTCACACAGTGTGATATGACATTTTCAACTGTTGTCATCAAATTCCTGATTATCACGTTGTAAATTTGGAAGGTAGGGTCTAATGATTTTATCTTAAGATCGTCCCTTAATTTCTCTCCCAGAACTTGAAGATTTGAAACCGAATCCATGTCTTGTGTGACGGTGGGGTTGTCAAGCTCTGCGAGGGCAATGACCTTGGCAGACAATTCGTTCATGGCGGACTCGTTTGACCATGAAGCGAACATAGATGACAACTTCTGAATTGCCAAGATACCACTCATAAGCGTGTTTGCGCCAACCAGTGTGTTTTTAATCGCAGCCATTTTTGCATTGTTGGGGAGGAATCCAGTGACAAAGTAAACAATGAAGGCAGCGAGCGCATACCAGAAGGGGTTTGTCAAGTCAAGAGACTCAGCTTTGAATGTTGCAGTAAACAAGTCCCTAACCATGGAATAACACTTTTGGGTTGCAGTTGAAAGGAGGTTAAATATCTCACCTACAATTTTTGGAACCAGCTCGATGGCAAGGTCTAAGAAACCATACAACTCAGCTAGAGCTGTTATGGTTACGATCCAGCCCTCAGTGGTTGATTCATGGTTTTCGATTATCATTTGCAAATTTAGGGGTTTCATCATCATTATAAACTTTGGTAGGTTTGTTATTGGATCAGGATTGTCTATGACAAACGTCCTCAAATGTTGTATGGCAGAGGAAACCACAACTTTTAGGAAGTCGTTGGTGGACTTCCAAGTGACCCTGTCCATTAGCTCGAGTGCCTTATTGTACCACTCAACGCCGTAGTGTTTCGCACATGCGGCTTTCTCGAACAGCACTTTGTAGGCAGCTGTGTTGGCTATGGAGTCCTTAGAGTTGGTGAGGAACTTATCGAGGTCTGGTATGTTGTAGTTGAACAGCTTTGATCTCCAATCTTCACGCGCTTTGATGCGCGCGGCTTGGATGGGGACAAAGTCTAACTTCTGCCCACGTTTAAGACCAGCTTCAGCCATATTAATCAGCCAATGTATTTGTTCCTTGGACATGTCATTGTTTGCAGGGTGAGAGGATGTAGAATAAGCCTTCCTAAGGTGAGAAGCAATGTTGGAAAGGTCGAAATCAGACATAGGGTCAAGTCCATCTGAGAGAAGAGACATTATGCCATGGGAGATCTTTTGGTCAGTCCAATCGGGTATGCTGGGGAATTTGGATGTGCCGTCATCGTTAATCTGGTCCTGTTTACAAACAGGGCAGTTATCGTAGATGGCACAAGAAGGACACATTTCAGCTCTGAAGGTTTGTTCATTGGTGAGGAAAGCGCCTTTGACCGAGAAGGAGAATCCGTTAACCAGCATCATTATCACTTTATCAAAGTCAGAAGGGGTTACATCAATTCCTTGAATGGACCAATCATACACAATGCCGAAGTCCGCATTACCAGTTACATCGGCTTTGTGCACTTCCTCGAGTCCACCGTTAGCCCTAACAATTGTGCCAATCTCATTAGTGAGGTCCGCATTACCAGTTACCCCATTTAGAGACAGCATAGTCTGGTAGAGGTCACTCACGACTCGTCGTGAGGACGTTCCAGTGGGCCGCGCAGCCAGTAATTTGGAGCTAAGTTTTAGGAACTCATGGGCACCGTGCCAACTTTGAAAGTCGACATGGAACCCACAAGATTCCTCCCAGAATAATATTCCAGGTGTTGAGGTGTATCTCGCCCTCTTAAGGACAGAGATAACCTTGAAGTATTTTGAGAATTTTGGAGAAATAGCTTTTGAAGCCATAATCCACTTTAACTTTC